ACAACATGAGACCTATGCCTGCCTGCGTGATGATAGGAGGTGGTTCCGGCGTTGGTAAGACAACGCTTTTGAGGTACATTGCCAGCTGCATTCTTATGCTATCTGGTGAGTTCACCTTGAAAGATGCTCTGGAGAACCTTTGGCAAAAAGGTTCTACTGAGTATTGGAATGGGTATATAGGGCAGAAATGCTTGGTCATGGATGATTGCTTTCAAGTGAAACCCAAGCAGGGTGAAATGGATTCTGAGGCCATGCAAATGATAAGAGGGATAGGCAACTGGTCTTACCCTCTTAACATGGCTGACCTGACGAGCAAAGGCAAGTTCTATCTTGATTCCTGTCTTGTAGTTGGTACAACCAACTGCAAGAATGTACATGCTGAATGGGCTTCGTTTATCACGGAACCTAAGGCCTTAACGCGCAGATTCCAGAATGCAGTGTGGGTGACCTTGAATGAAGAGTACACCAACGAACAAGGGATGTTTGATTTTGACAGGATCAACTCCCTATTTGCCCAAGCTATTCAGAGGATAGTTGCTGAATCTGTCAAGCGCAAAGCAGAGGGTGTGCCCTACACCGTTTCAGAAGTGCTTGATGAGATGCCTTGGGGAGTGTGGGAATTACATCCACACACTTTTGATAGAGAGACTATAACTGAGGCCACCTATCCAGGCGGTTTACGTGCAATGATTGAGACCGTGGCTCGCCAGATAAAGAGCCGCAAAGCCGTGAACCGTAAAGAGATTCAGGACATCACAACTCTACTCAGTGTGTTGGAAGATTGCATGCAGGTCGAGACTGAAACTGGTTTGACACGCAGGGCTATCAATTTAGTCCAATCGAAGTGTGGTTTTGGATTGCACATGGCCAGTCTCCCTGAGCATGATGTTATTGAAGAGTTTCATACACCTCATGCCACTGATTGTGATACTACCTTTGCACCAGAGCAGGATGATGTGGATACTCAAGGTGAGTTGAGAGTGAGGTCAGCCCAGTATTATCGAGAGAGAGTATTTGAGGCTGAGAGTACACATGAGACAAACTGGGGCATGCTGAAACGCGTTCTCAGAGACTGGTACTCTTTTGCTAAGAGCAAGCTTGAAAGCTGGGGTGTCAAAGGCATATTCGCAGATGTCCTTGAAGACGTCACGTTTGCCTTGGTACTCACAGCTTTGTTTCACCTCGTGAAGGGAATCATTTCAGCTTTGTGCGCAGTGTTTAACTTTGTAACATCACAGTTTGGTATGAAGGTTAACGCGCACAAGCAGAACGATGATAAGAGAGAGACACAGTATATACGAATGGCCACTTTCAACTCGGGGGATGAGATGAACCTCCAGGTGGGAGTGCCCCCACAAGAGGCTGTGTATGAGCATATCTACAACAACACCCTTAAGTGTGTGGTGGAAGATATGGATGTTGGCCAATTCATTGGGGTTGGTTCTGATGTTTACATCTTTCCTAAGCACTTTTTTGGTTATGCTACGCGAGATGAGTGGAGAGCTTGACATGGAGTTTACAACAGCACGAGATAACAGGAAGGTGACCATGAAGATTGCAGATTTCCTTTTGCTAAAGACAATTGAGATGCCAGGCTATGATATTGCTGGTGTCTCTTTTGGCCGTGTTTTTACCAAGTCGGCCAAGAACATTGTCAAGTATTTCTTGACAGAGCGAGATATCAAGAATGTGCTGAGGGGATCGAACACTTCAGTTCGTTTGGATGTGGCTCACCGAAGGAAGGATGGGACACTCAAACAGACAACGATGTTCTCCCCTACGTGTGCATACCAGGGACGTGGTATGGACACAAAGACGAATCAGACTCTGGATGGTCTGGTTCGCTATAATGCCCCGACCGTGGCTGGTGACTGTGGTGCCCCGCTTTCAATAGCGGAGGCACGTTACACCAGCAGCAGATGCATCATGGGTTTCCACTCGGCTGGGCGTGACAATCATCATGGCCGCGAGGGATACAGTACCCTCGTCAGCCAGGAGGTTGCACGCCAGATTTTCACTGAGTTGAGTACCTATGAAGATGCTGCTGAGGACTCCAATTTGGTCGCTTGGACATCGGGGAAGAGGCACGTTGAGTTACAGAGCTCATTGAGAGAAGTTGGACTTGTGGATGGCTCTTTTGAGTTGTTGGGTACGTTGGCGACACCTGTCAACATGCCTACAAAAACAAACTTGAAGGAATCGGCTATGAACAGAGATAAACTGTTCGGTGAGTGTCCTATGGCACCAGCAGTTTTGAAGGCTGCTTTTGTGGATGGCGAAAAGAGAGAGCCCATGGTTCAAGGGCTTAAGGCTTACCAAACCCCACAGATGTACAAGAATCCGAAGGACTTGAGGCCCGTGGTTGATGTAGCGATGCAGAGGCATTGGGAATCAACCAAGCATCACCCACGTACCATCCTTAGCTTTGAGGAGGCCATAAAGGCCCCAGAGGGTTGGAAGTTAAAGCCTATAAACAGGAAGACAAGTCCAGGTTATGCTTGGGCCAAGTATGTGACCCCGAGGACGCCAGGTAAAACTGCGTTCTTTGGTCACGATGGAGAGTATGAGTTCAACTATGAAGACAATGAGGCTTTGCAGGACTTGAAGGACAGCGTGGAATTGATTAATTTCAATGCGCGCTGGAATGTGAGATGCTTGCACCTGTGCACGGATTTCCTCAAGGACGAGTTGAGGCCTCTGAAGAAAGTGAGAGAGGTTGCCACACGGGTAATATCCGCCACACCAGTGGATTACACCATAAGTGTGCGACAATACTTCGGGGCCTTCGTTGCTGCCATGTTTGACACTCATGTAGACAACGGAATGGCCCCGGGAGTGAATCAGTACACCGGGTGGTATAAGCTCGTGAGCAACCTCAAGCAGGTAGGAGATGATGTGTTTGATGGTGACTTTTCAAGGTTCGATGCGAGTGAACAGCCATGGGTACATGAAGCCATTTTGGATTATGTGAATCGGTGGTACCGGTTTAATAATCCAGAGTGGACCCAAGCGGATGAGAATGCACGAAACACCCTTTGGTTAGAGCTTGTCCATTCACGGCACATATGTGGGGTTGGCAACAGCCTCAACTATGTCGTGCAGTGGAACAAATCTCTGCCCAGTGGACACCCTTTGACCACCATGGTCAATTCCATGTATTCATTGATCACGTTAACAGGATGCTACATGGCCAATACAGGAGATATGGAGGATATGTGGAAGCATACCTTCATTAACACTTTTGGTGATGACAACATATCTGCAGTGGATGAGGAGATGAGAGATAAGTTCAACCAGGTCACCGTGGCTCAGACTATGAGTGACATGTTTGGACTCACCTACACGCCTGGCAACAAGTCAGGTGTGTTGGTTCCGTACACAGATTTGGAATCATGTACTTTCCTAAAGAGGAGCTTCAAGCCAGATGAC